TCTGTGTATGGCATATCACACAAAAAAGACCCATCCGAGCAAGGCAGTCGTGCTGCTCAAATGGGCCTCATTGGGCCTCTGGGGTCTATTCAATTTTTATAAAAATACCATCTCGATATATGTCCTGTCAAGGTGCAATTCGTTCTGCTTTACAATGACGGCATAGAATACGTGTGCCTTCTGATACATCTCTTCCTAATAAATGGTTGCATTTGGTACAACGAAACTCTAGCATGACCGATCTTTTCGGTGGTTTTTCTGGAGGTGGAGGTATTACTACATCGGCTCCTAGTTCTTTGGTGCGATATTGCACATCACATCGGCAGTTAGGATGCTGTGGAACTGTATCAACGCCACTTGCAAATGCTTCACCAATGGGAATCCAGTTTGACGACTTGCTTTCGTTCTCTCTACACTCATCAGAAACAAGATCATCACCCGATGTGATCCATCTCTTTTCGTCCCTACCCTGACTTATCGCAGCTTGCTTGACGCCGACCCCCAACGCTCGTGCTGTTTCCGTTCTTGCAATAACCTTGGCTTTTTCTGCTGAGAAGGCATAATCCTTCCGCAAGGTTGCCGTTGTTGCCCCTATAGATTGTCCGCTTTCGATTGCTTCCTCAATAACAACCTGTACCCGTTTTTTTGTAGTTGCAGACATAGTATTGAGAACCTGCTCAGAGTGTTCTTCTGCCCACATTTTTCCAGCCAGATCAATAACATCTGGAGAGGCGTCGGGCAATTCGGTTCCGAATGATACCCTGAACACCTTCATGAGTTCCTGAATCATCTCTGCTTGGTATTTAGCGTTCCAGTTCCAATCATATCCGTCAACGTCTGCTACTTCCATTAGCCTATCTCCTCTAGGTAGGCAATGAACTCGTCCCTTTCCTTGCGGAATCTCTTTGCCCACTTGTTTTCTAAGTCATCTTCCTCTTTGTTGACCTCATCTGGATGTACATCGCTTGCTGCTTTCTGCAACATTTCATTGAGCATGGCTACAGGTGCAGGTGCTGGGGCCATAAACTCATTCCCACCTTCTTCCGCTTCACCATATCCAAGCAATGCACGGCTTTCATTACGTGTTAGGAATCCACCCTTGAATCCAGTGTCTGCAATCTTCAAATGCAGTTCCCTGTTCTCAGGTGTCGGCTCGGTGTAATCTAGAAATAGGTTCTTGTCTACCAGGTGAATAAGCCTTTCATTCATGGCTTGCTTGATACGTTCCAAGATGGGCTTTAGTATCCACCTGCCAAACATCACGTCCCCTGCTTCGGCATTGGCCCTATTGACCGATTCAGTTATGCCCATAACAGAAGCAGGTACACCAAACGCCCCAAGGATAATGTCACGGTTCAGCTTCCTAAGTTGTTCTAATTGCATATCCTTTCCTGAAAACTTTCGATCAACCCACTTGCCACGTTCTAAGACAGCAACTCGGTGGGCATTAGCAACCCCCTGATGTTGTTCTTGCCACCGAGAGACGAGTCGGTCAAAGTCACTATCGGAAAGTCCTTCATCAAATTGAAGGATTCCTCCGGGCATCGCACCAGTGCTGAAGAAGTTCCTTGTCCACTGTGCTGCCATTTGCTCGGCCCCGATATCCAGCATCATTGATTGAACCGTTCCAATTCCACGATATGGATCAAGTGGATTCGGTCTTCTAATGAATATTACATCCTCCCGTTTGAGAGGTATTTGCATTGCTCCAATGCTGTACACATAGCCAGCCACAAAATCTGTGACGTGTGGAACTGGGCGAATCCTGTCTGGTCGTATAGGCCACAACTCGACAGGTTGCTTACGCCGATCTCTGACAATCAGCCACCATATCTCTCCAGTCAAAGAATAGTGTTGTATCGATGTTTCGATAAACTCATGCCGTGTGTAGAACGGGTTGACCGCCGACCACAGAGACATAAGAGGATGGTCTGGTACAAGCTGCGACTGTCCATCTGGCATTTTGCGAAACAAGGCCCACGGTATCGCTGCAGCAGAAGCAGAGATCCGATCCACTACAGCAAAAAGCCATGATGTATTTGTCATGGCTGACATTTGTGTGACAGGATTTACCCCCGCTAGTCCACTACCAAGACCAGCAAGCCCCGATCCTGTTGCAATACCAATCGGTGGTCTTGGTGGGGCTGCCTTGAACAGCGTTTGCAGAGAACGTCTAAGCAATGTCATTGTCATTCCTCCCTATTCCCTGAGAAATCAGCAGCAATATTGCCCCCAGGCCAATAACAAATCCCAATATGTGGATCAAATATAAACCATAAAGAACTAAACCAATGCCAGTAAACTCCAGTATTGTAGCTAATGCAGCCTTCCTATTCATCGGATGACTCACAACATACCACCCAACTCGGAGCATTGAACTTATCATGTGTTGATCCACCTTACATTTGGCTTTCCTTTTTGGCTCAATTCAGTTAGGCCCCATACTAATGCGTCCATCCTATCGGGAGATTTAGGACTGTCTGGCGACCATGAAACTAATTGCTGCTCTAATTCAGCTAGGTTGCCAACGTGGATAACCTTCTGCTGCTCATATAACGCTGCTATAGGTTCGGCCCTGATACGCTTTCCACGAGTCGCATGGACGGCTGTATACGGCACAGATGATCGGATAGTCCTCAGTGTATACTCAACCATGTCTCCCCCGTTGTTGACCTCCCCTATGATCCTGTCCGCTGCATGAATCTCATACGCATCAATGGCTTTCGCTGCCCATGTATCGGGAGAATACTTGCCACTGTAATCAGCCAATACGTAGAACTCATCAGAGGATGCACGACCAACAACAATGATACCTGTCTCGTCCGAGTCGCTGGTGTTTGTCACGGCTGGATCAATCGCCACAACAACTCTCTCCATTGAAGGTATCTCATTCGCTGGCTTTGATCTCATCATACCCCACTGCCACAAGGCTCCCGGCAAATCATCCAGCCACTCAGCCATGATCTCCTGTCGCCCGATTCGTGTCCCTCCATACTGCTCCCGTAGCCTGTTCTGGACATCCTCCGACAGGGTTGGGTTGTCAAATGTTGTAGCCCGTACCGTTGCAGTTGTCTCTAACTCAGATAAGGTACGAACAAAGTCACGATTCTTTGGGGTTGTTGTCACGATAGCTCTTGGATGTTCACCCAATCGTAACCCGAACTGGGCTTGATGCCAGCTTCCTTCATTCCATAAAGCTAATTCATCGGCCCAGAGTAACGACCACTGTGGGCCGTTCCATCGGTTCGGTTCTTCTGAACCCATAAACTTCACGTACCCACCATCCTTGTGATGGGCTTCTCCTATGCTCCTGTTATAACGGAACTCTGTGGGTGCTGTGCTGATCAATCCCGTGACACCCTCAGCACAGACCTCCCTTGCATCTGCAATGGTAGGCGCACCGATCCCTACCCTCGCCCGTTTCCCATACTCCCTCAAATGATCTAAGACAAAGTGTGTTCCAGCCATCGTCTTTCCAGAACCCCTACCACCTAGCAACAACCACACATACCAGTTCCCTTCTGGTGGAACCTGATGCGGTAACGGCTCCCACTTGTTGACTGTATCTTCCCAGTAGTCACGAGCCGATAGGACTCTCGATGTCATAGCTTGACCGCCTTCTGCCCCGTGTAATTCTGCCAGCGTTCAATCGTGACCTGTACATATCGTGGTTCTATTTCCATGCCGTAGCATATACGGTCTAGCTTCTCGGCAGCAATCAAGGTCGTGCCAGAACCGAGGAAGGGGTCGAGTACCACTTCACCATTCTTGGTGTGATTCTCAATAGGGATTTCAAATAAGCGAGTGGGTTTCTGTGTGGGGTGCAAGCCGTCATTTTCTCTTTCTAGTTGCCACACATCAGATTGGTTCCTTTCCCCATAGAATGGGCATTGCCCACCACCTTGAAGCCAGCCATGTAACGCCCATTCACACCTTGGATGGTAATGAAGTCTCCCTATAACAAAGGATGGTTTGACCCAAATTATAGGTTGGTGTACAAGATACCCAGCGTCTACCAATGCTTGCTCAAAGATTATACGTTTGGCACCGTGCCAAACGTATATTGGAAATGGAGGGTCGCCAGCAACTTTGATTGCCTTGAGCCAAGATGCTAGAAAAACAGCTAATTCCTTCGGGGTTTTATCGTCAGATTCAATGGAGCCGTGCAGGACTGCACGGCTATGTCCATAGCCGTGGGCATGCATATCCTTTGCCTTGTCTACCCACGAGTCTCCATACGGTGGGTCAGTCGTAAGAAGAACAGCCTTCGTGTCGCCCATAAGAGATGGCATAGCATTGAGTACGTCCCCACACATCAGCCGATGCTCCCCCAACTGGAACAGGTCGCCCAACTGCACCCACGGCTCCTCTGCCTCTGGTGGCACTTCGTCTGGGTCAGTCAATCCGACCTTGGGCTTCTGCATCGTCTCCAATGACTTGAGATTCCCACCTGCTATAGCGTCCAGCATCTCCTGCAAAGCATCGCTCTCTACCGTGGTCACCTGACGCAACGCATCAAATATATCCGCATCAGCACTAGCCATTGCAGACAATGGGTCAAGGGTCATCAACAGCTTGTTTGCTTCCCCTTCGTCCAGATCAGTAATCAGCACAGGCACTTCCATATCGGGTGTTGTCTCTGCCCTCAAGTGTCCGTCTATCAGCATCAACCCCTCGTCTGTCTCATACGCTATCAACGCATCTGCATATCCTATCTCTGCCAATGCTCCACGTAGGGCGTCAGCTTGACCCGTAGGATGCTTCCTCCAGTTCCGAGGATTGGGCATCAACTCCGAAGCCTTTACCTGTCTCAGTTCTTTTATGCGGTTTCTAATCTGCACACATTGCCTCGCAATTCAGAGTCCAAAAATTATGAAAAAAATCTGTGGGTGGTATACACACAGCGCAAAAAAAACTGTGTGTAAATATTTTTTTCATGAAGCCATCCCAGCAAATCTTTCCTGTCCCAGTTTATCTAGCCGAGCGAGAAGCATTGGAGCTTGCGGAGAATCTCTATGTAAATCCCGATAGACATCCAGAAAATCTTTTAGGGCTTGGTTCCAAGACATGACATCAATTCTTACTCGTGCCTCAATCTGCTTGGGTGCGTCTAGCCCCAACAGAGAAGCCCTACGCTCTTGAATACGTAGGGCCGTTCCTATTGCTCCCTGATCCCCAGAAACTACAGAGGGCCATATCGGAAACTGCATCTGGTCTAGTCGCTTGAGTTCTAGCTGTCTGACAGCCTCGGTACTTTCGCTCATGCTCTGTGCTGTTTGCTCTAGCTCTCGCATGATCGCCTTATAGGCACCGGCCTCGCTAGCATATCCTAGCTTGTCAGCTATTTGTTTTATGGTAGCTCCAGCCATGCGCAGGAGAATTGCTTGCTGTCCACGTTGCCTCAGTGCGATATTCTGTCTCTTGCTGACTCGTGTTTTCTTACCTTGAGGCACAATTTTCCTTGCCATTATCTTTCCTCGTTGACGATAGAATCAACAATTTTCGTTTCACCGTCTACGTGTTGAAATGCAGTCCAAGCATTATTTACCCTCAAATAACAAAGAACGATAGCATTATTTGGAATAGTTTTCAACATTTTGAAGCTAGAGCGAAATAAACTGAGTGCATTACTAATGCTGTTTTTTTGATTTTTACGACTTTTGACTTCTATCAAAAAAAGCTCGGAATCGCTCCAAGCGATAATATCTGGAAATAGGGACAGATGGGTTCGTCGTACTTCATATCCTTTTTCCTCTAATTGACGCAAAAGCAAACCTTCGGCTTTTGACCCTTTAGCTCTAGCGTTGCGGTTGGGATTTCGCTTCATTGCTATACCCCCTCTGCCAGTTATTCAGAATCGTGCCAAGGAAACCTGACTTCCCACTACAAAGACCCTTAGTGGGAGGTGAGGTTAGGTCACTCTATCTCCTCCATATCCATCTCCGAATCCTCTAGCTGTTCCAATGTCAATGGAAATCCACCGTTATATGCTTTCTTGAAGTGGTCGGCTAAGTCGCTCAGAACTTGTGCTCTGATAGATGCACTTTCTCCGTCAAAGTATTTGCCTGTCTCATGTTTATATATCATCGCCTGATACTCTGGTTCCCACTCTCTATCGTCGTAATAGATCGTAAATGCTCTTCTCATTATCTATCTCCAATCGTCATGTTGTGATTTTTCCTCATATTCCTAAAATACTTTCTGTTGCGTTGTTGTGTTGTTGTGATGGGGGTATTATATACCCCCAATCACAACACCAATCACAACAAGAGTATTTAGCTATGATGTTGTGATTGTTGTGTTGTGTTGTGTTTTTTGTTGTGATTCTACTAGTCACTATAAT